TTTAAGAAGGTGTACTTTGACCGCAATAAGAAGCGTTGTGTGTCGCCGTTTATCCTGCCGGACAACTTTGTTATGCCGTATAACGGCTCGAGCAATCCGTGGGAGAACGAGCGCTGCATGCAGCTTGTCCCGATGTCCGCGAATGATCTCTTAAAGAATCAGGTTTCGGGCTTTTATCGCAAGGTTGACCTGTTGCCGTCGCCCCCTGAGTCGACGGACATTGCTGAGGCAGAGGACAAAGCGGCTGGAACGTCGCCTGCGGACATGATTGCTGATGAGCATCAGCTGATTGAAGCGCACATTCTGTACAACGTGCCGGGGCATGAGCACAAGGACAATATCAAGCTGCCGTACATCATTACGGTGCACAAGGACAGTGGGCAGGTGTTGTCGATCTACCGTAACTGGGAAGAGGAAGACGAGTCGTACATGCCGCAGCAGTACTTTGTGCACTATATGTTCCTCCCGGGTCCGGGAAGCATGGGTTATGGTCTGATCCACCTGATTGGCAACCTCAACCGTGCTGCTACGTCTGCGTTGCGTCAGCTTTTGGATGCGGGAACGTTGGCAAACTTGCCAGCAGGCTTCAAAGCACGTGGTCTGAGGATCGCGGACGATGATAAGCCGCTGCAGCCGGGAGAGTTTAGGGACATTGATGCGGGTGGTGCGGACCTTCAGTCGTCGCTGCTGCCGTTGCCGTACAAAGAGCCGAGCCAGACATTGTTTACGTTGCTTGGTTTCTGTATTGATGCGGGTCGTAGGCTTGCGAGCATTGCTGACCTGCAGGTTGGTGATGGCAATCAGCAGGCAGCGGTTGGAACGACGATTGCGTTGCTTGAGCGCGGCTCGATGGTCATGTCAGGCATTCACAAGCGCCTGCATTATGCGCAGAAGTTGGAGTTTGAACTGCTTGCCAAGTGCTTTGGCAAGTATCTACCCAACGAGTACCCGTACGAGGTTACTGGCGGTGACCGCAAGATCATGCGGGACGACTTTGATGAGCGGGTTGATGTCGTTCCGGTGGCTGATCCGAACGTCTATTCGACGTCCCAGAAGATCACGATGGCGCAGATGCAGTTGCAGCTTGCTCAGTCGGCTCCGCAGATTCATAACTTGTATGAGGCTTTCCGTAGGATGTACGAGGCGATTGGGACCAAGGACATTGATATGTTACTCAAGCCCGATGACACCATCAATCCTAAACCAAAAGACCCTGCAAGTGAGAATGCTGATGCGATTGACGGGAAAACCCTAACAGCTTTTGCTGGACAGCAGCACGACGCACACATTATGGCGCACTTGCTGCAGGGTATGTCTCCGTTGATTCAATCTAATCCGCTTGGCGCTGCTGCATTGACTAAGCATGTGCTTGATCACGTGCGGTTGAAAGCGGAAGAGCAGGTGGAAGCTCAAATCATGCAGCAGTATGGACCGGGGCAGAAAGATATTGTTTCAGACATCCAAAAAGAAGCACAGGTTGCCATGCTGGTTGCTCAGGGAATGGCCGATCTCAGACAAATGTCCGCTCAACTCTCCGGAGAAGGGCAGCCAGACCCCCTCGTCAAGCTCAAAGAGCAGGAGCTACAGCTCAGAGCCCAAGAAAATCAGCGTAAAGCACAAGAAAGTGCGCAGAAAATGCAGCTCCAAGCACAGGATATGCAACAAGACGCCGCATTTAACCAGCAAAAACTCCAGTCAAGCGAGCAAATTGCCGCCGAAAAGGCTCAGATTGCCCGCGAACGACTTGCTCAAAACGAAAGGACCCAGCAAAATGCCGCTTTCCAGAGGAAGTAGTAGCAAAACCATCTCCTCCAACATCTCTGAGATGATGGGGTCCTTCAAAAAGACGGGCAAGCTTGGCACGTCTAAGCCTGCGTCGAAGAAAAAGGCGCAGAAACAGGCTGTCGCTATTGCTTTGAATAAGGCTGGTAAGGCAAAAAAGATGGCGACGGGTGGTTCAGTGAGCTATGTCAAGCGCAGAGATGCTGATCAACTGACGAAAATCTGCTAAATGTTTGGAATTGAGAACCTTTTAAAGTATATTCGCCTGCGCAAGCAGGAAATCGGTGAGGCGATGCTCTATGGCAACGTGAAAAACATGGAGCATTACCGACAGCTCGTTGGAAACGTAGAAGCACTCCAACAGATTGAGGATAAAATCAACGAGATCTTGGAAAAATCGCCTGAGTTTTAAACCATCGCGGGGGTTCCCGCGCAATAAAGGAGAAAAAATGGCTGAAATGACAGCACTGCAGAAGAAGTGGGCAGAAGAGCGCGAGCAAACGGCGAAAGCCGAGGAAGAAGAGCAGTCGCTTGATCCAAAAAACATGGATCAGTCGGTGATTGATCGCATTCCGAAGCCAACGGGATGGCGTTTGGTTGTTTTGCCGTTCCGCCCGCCCAAAAAGACCAAGAGTGGTATTTATTTGGCGGAGCAAGCGGTTGAAAAGCAGCAAGTAGCTACTGTCTGTGGCTATGTTGTTGATGTAGGACCTCTGGCATACAGGGATACAGAGAAATTTCCAGACGGTGCGTGGTGCGAGAAAGGAGATTGGATTGTATTTGCACGTTATGCAGGGGCCCGTATCAACATCGAAGGTGGTGAGATACGCATTTTGAATGACGACGAGGTTTTAGCTAGGGTAAAAGACCCTGACGACCTTGTTCACATGGTATAAGGAGAGAAACCATGCCGGAGAACATTCCGAACCCAGACAGTGAAGTAGATTTTCAGATTGGTGAAGGCGACCAAGAAACAACAATTGAGATTACAGAGGACGAAAATGGTGAAGCGACTCAAGCAGTGGTTCAAGAATCTGCTGCAGAAACTGAAAGCAATTCTAAAGAGCACGAAGAGTACGGGCAGCGTGTCCGTAAGCGTCTCGACAAGCTCACCGCAAAGCTCCGCGAAGCTGAGCGGAGAGAACAAGCAGCAATAGAGTACGCAAAAAGCGTACAGCAGCATTTAACTGCAGCGCAGCAGCGTGCGCAGAATCTCGACAAGAGCTATTTGTCAGAATCTGAGGGCAGAATTAGCTCTCAGTTGGCTATTGTTGAAGCCAATCTACAAGACGCAGTCGAGCGTGGTGATGGCAAGGCGGCGGTAGAAGCGCAGAAGTTAATGTCTAAGCTTGTGCTTCAAAGAGAGCAACTTTCTGCTGCAAAAGCCAGAAGACCTGCAGAGCAGACATATGTTCCTCCTCCCCCTCCGGAGATTACTCAACCTGTTCAGCGGGTTGACCCGAAAGCCGAAACATGGGCCGAGGAAAACGAATGGTTTGGCGAAGATGTGCCGATGACGAATGCCGCTTATGGGATTCATAATCAACTTGCGCAAGAAGGGTTTGACTTATCATCAGACGAATACTATGATGAGTTGAATCGGAGAATCCGCAAGGCATTTCCGCACAAATTTAGGAAACAGGCCGACATGAATGTGAACGTCCCAAATGTCGCACCTGCAACCCGTGGAAGCACGGTTAATGGGGGACGCCGCTCTGTGAAGTTGACACCGTCCATGGTGGCGATGGCTCGACGTCTCGGAGTTCCAGTTGAAGAGTACGCTAAGTACGTTAAAGGAGAGTAAAAATGAGTGAAACCACAATTGATCGCACGGCCCGTTCGAAGGAAACTCGAGCAAAGACCGAGCGTAAGCGCTCATGGACTCCTCCTTCGCGCCTAGACGCACCTCCCGCACCACCGGGATACAAGCAACGTTGGATCCGCGCAGAGTCTGATGGTAAGGAAGATCGGACAAATGTCGCAGGCAAACTCCGTGAGGGCTATGAGCTAGTCCGTGCGGAAGAGCACGAAGATTTCGTGGTTCCAGCAATGGATGATGGACGTCATGCCGGTGTTATTGGCGTGGGCGGTCTTCTCCTAGCACGTATTCCTGAAGAGCTTGCAGAGGAGCGCAATGATTACTATCAACAGCGTACAAAAGACCAGCTAAATGCTGTCGATAACGACATGATGAAGACCAATGCGCACAGCAATATGGTTATCACCAAGCCGGATCGGCAGTCTCGTGTTACGTTCGGTGGTCCTCGTACCACTCCTGAATAAACCTCTTAAAGGAAGAGACAAATGGCAAACGTAAATAAGCCTTTTGGCCTCCGTGCAATTGGTAACCTGTCGGCTACCGGTGCCCAGAAGCAGTATGGGTATGAGATCGCTGACAACCAGTCCGGAGCCATTTATCAGGGTGACCTCGTTACTCTGAAAGACGGTTACATCATCAAATTTGACCCGGGTACGCACACAGCTGCTGTCGGCGTGTTCAATGGTTGCAGCTACATTGATCCCACCACTGGCAAGCCCACTTGGAAGAACTACTACCCCGGTTCGGTCAACATCACTGCAGGCACCATTGACTGCGAAGTGTTGGACGATCCCAACCAGTTGTTCCTGATCCAAGCTGACGAGGACATCGTCCGTGCTGATATTGGTAAAAACGCTGACGTCACGGCTTCGACCACTGGTTCGACCACGACAGGCGTGTCCAATATGACTCTGGATTCGTCCACCGTTGCGACTACCGCAGCTCTTAACCTGAAGATTGTTGACCTGTGGTCCGCGCCCAGCAACGCTTTTGGTGACTACGCTGTTGCCGTCGTCAAAATTAACGAGCACCTGTACGGCAGTGCAGGCGTCGCTGGTCAGTAAAGGAGCTATCAAATGGCTATTTCCCGCGCACAACTAGTAAAAGAGCTTGAGCCCGGCCTCAACGCCCTTTTCGGTATGGAATACAAGAACTACGAGAACGAGCACACTCAGATTTATGATGTTGAGAGCTCGGATCGTGCGTTTGAAGAAGAGGTAATGCTCTCTGGTTTCGGCGAAGCTGCTACCAAGGCTGAAGGTGCTGGCGTCACTTATGACTCCGCACAAGAGGTCTACACGGCTCGCTACACCCACGAGACTGTTGCTCTCGCCTTCTCTCTGACCGAAGAGGCAATTGAGGACAACCTGTATGACAAGCTTGCTGCCCGCTACACCAAGGCACTTGCTCGTTCTATGGCTCAAACCAAGCAGATCAAGTCTGCTTCGATCCTCAACAATGGTTTCACCACTGCAGTTGGTGGCGACGGTGTTGCTCTGTTCAGCACTGCTCACCCCACGCTTGGTGGCCCCAACCTGAGCAACACTCCCTCTACCGCTGCTGACATGAACGAGACGTCGCTTGAGCAAGCTCTCATCGACATCGCTGCGTTCACCGATGAGCGTGGTCTGAAGATTGCCATCCGTGGCATGAAACTGATCATCCCCAAGGAGCTCCAGTTCGTTGCTGAGCGTCTGATGAAGTCGCAGAACCGTGTTGGTACGGCTGACAACGACGTCAACGCCATCCGCAACATGGGCATGATTCCTCAGGGCTACGTGGTTAACCACTTCCTGACCGACCCGGACGCATGGTTCATCAAGACCGACGCTCCCAACGGCATGAAGATGTTCAACCGTGTTGCGATCAAGACCGCTTTTGAGGGCGACTTTGAAACTGGCAACGTCCGCTACAAGGCACGTGAGCGCTACAGCTTTGGCTTCAGCGATCCCCGTGGCATGTACGGTTCTCCCGGTGCTTAAGCAGTGAAAAAGGGGGCGACAACGCCCCCTTTTTGTTTTAATATACCCTTACTAGGATTTTCCTCTCGTGTCGACTGGCCTAGCAGACGTAGTAGAGACGATGCGAGGATGTGCTACTACACAAAGGAATTATCATGGCTACCACTACATTTCAAGGTCCAGTTCGGTCCCTGAACGGCTTCTACACGCAAGGCCCCAACAACGTTGTGGCGCTTAGCACCACAGGCGACACCACTCTCACCGTTGCTGCGCACGCAGGCAAGATCCTCACCATCGGTGGAACCCTTGCAGCTGACCGCACCATCACGCTTCCCGCGATCAACGTTTCCGCCTACTCTGGCGTTGCTGGTCCCGGCTCTGATCCAAACAGCGCAAACACGCAAGGCGCTGTGTTCACTTTCTTCATCCCTGATACGGTTGCCACGAGCAGCGTCAAGATTGGTACAAACGGCACGGACAAGTTTGTTGGCTCGATCCTGATGGTCGACACCGATTCTTCTGGCGCTATGGCCGGTTTTGTCCCCGGTGCAACCAATGACTTCATCAACCTCAACGGCAGCACTACCGGTGGCGTGGCTGGCTCTTACATCCAGATCACTGCACTCTCTAGCGCTAAGTACATGGTTCAGGGTGTCATCCTAGGTACCGGCTCGGTAGCTACTCCGTTCGCTGATTCCTGATAGGAGGTCATCATGGGTTTTTCTAGTGACGTAAAAGCAGTCACGAAAACCTCCGATGCCTCTGCTGTTGTGGGGCGTACCCGGGTCCAAGGTTTGTACTTTACAAACTCTGGGACTGGGTCGTCCTTTGTGCTGAAGGACGGCACCACGTCAGCTGGTACGGCGGTTATGACCGTGTACACCCCCGCTGCGGCTGGTGGTCAGGACATCATGATTCCAAATGATGGCGTTCTGTTCCAAGACGGCGTTTACATTGACGTGGCTGATGCCAATGTGACCAGTGTGACGTTGTTCTATGTTGGTGGTCAGGGAACGTAATGGCTAAGGGTATGGGCATCAAGACCTCTGTGAAGTCGGGTAATTTTCGTCCGACTAAGCAGGGGGCTGGTATGACCAAAAAAGGCGTTGCAGCTTATCGCAAGGCCAACCCCGGCAGCAAGCTTCAGACGGCAGTCACGGAAAAAGATCCTTCGGGAAAACGTGAGGCTCGTCGCAAGTCCTTTTGTGCTCGCATGGAAGGCATGAAGAAGCTGGCAAAGCCAGAAACGAAGAAAGACCCCAACAGTCGGATCAACCAGTCTTTAAAACGGTGGAGGTGCTCATGAGCGTTGAAAGAGAGCTTGCGACCCATTCCGTTGAGATTAGACATATCCAAGACGACATGGATCGTATGATGAGGGACATAGAGGAGATCAAAAAATCCTTGGAAAAGATCAACCGTACGTTGACTGAGGCCAAGGGCGGATGGAAAACCTTGATGTGGGTAGCTGGTGCGTCCAGTGCCGTGACTGCATTTGCAATCATGGTTCATCAGTTTATTTTTGGGAAGTGACATGAAAAAGCCCGGACTTTATGCAAACATCCACGCTAAGCGTGAGAGGATTGCAGCAGGCTCGAAAGAGAAGATGCGCAAGCCCGGAACCAAAGGTGCGCCTACGAAAAAGGCGTTTATCCAATCAGCAAAAACTGCTAAGAAGAGGTAACTAAATGGCAATCGCAAAGATGATGGGTCGTATGGGTAAGATGGTCAAAAAGGCTGACGAAGCTCAAAAGCCTATGACAGGATCGGGGATGGGCCCTATTGCTAGGCTGCGCGGAAAAATGGGCGACGAAGCTCCAACCCCTGTTGCCAAACCACGTGGTCGTGGCGCTGTTCTCAAGGCCGCTGGCATGGGTGCGAGAAACATGGCTAAAGGCTTTAGCAAAGGTGGATCGGCAGACAAAACCGGTCGTGCTATGAAGAAAAC